GATCCATCATTAAAGGATCGCCACCATTGACGATAATTGTATTAGTTTCTGGGAATCTTTTTAAGAAATCAAAAATGTGCTGATGATCTAACTCTGCAGTTTTATCTTCAGTAATATGAGTACTGGAACAGAATGTGCATTTAAAGTTGCACTTCTCTGTTGGTTTAATTATAAGATCCATTATATTGTTCTTTATTCAAATAAAATTTAGTGACCCAATCTTCTATTAAATGACCATCATATAATAAAAAATCTTGATCACTTCTTTGTCCCTTAGACATTTTATCTATTTCAGAGTAAATATATTTAAACCAATTTTCGTTTTTAAAAGAATTATAAATTGTTTTAAGTTCTACACTTGGAATTTGATCTGGTGTTAATGTTGGTCCAAGAACTCTCTGGGCGTAATTCATGAACATCATTTCTTTCCAATCTTCTCTTGAGAAACTATATGTTTCAACAACAACTTCTTGTGGTGATTTGTATTTTGTTAACACACAATTAGAAAAATGAGTTATGTCATTATCATCATTTTCAGTGATACCAATATTAACTGTTTTTATTTTATGTAATGCTTTATAAAATGGAGTTTCAATTTCAGTTCCAGATAAAACTGTGAGTGGTCCTCGTGACCATTGCCAACCTTTAGTGTATAAAGTAAAATTCATTTCTTGATAAAAATCATCAAGAGTGTATCCAGGTAATCCCATAATAATTTCTATTTGAGCATGAACACCATATTTTTCATTAAACTTTTTACCAAGAGACAAATTTTCTTCTATGGTGACATCTGTTCGTTTTACATTTTTTAATGCTTCAGAACTATATGATTGGACTGATAAAGAATAGTTTTTCATTAGTCCATGTTTAAATGCAATATCTAAAAACTTCTCTCTTTTCTCGATTTTAGTCTTAGCCACCCCATATACAAGAACATCTTTGGGTGAACCGTAAAGTTCTTTATTGTCAGCAATTCTTTGCATAATATCTGGATCACGATTTAGTATTCCAAAGTTAGCATCAATAAAATCGATATTATCAAACCCCAGTACACAAACTAAATCAATTTCTTTAAAAACAATATCAGTTGGTTTTTGACTAATTTTTGTGCCAATACCGCCACCCCACTCACAGTATGTGCATGCATATGGACACCCTCGTGTCGTTTCCATATTAATAACTGAAGTTATACCTAAACTCTTTGCTGTTCCTGCCACATTAATTAAATACGGCATGTTATATTCATATGTAGAAAATTCTGGAAATTTGTAAATTTGTTTTCCTAATGATGCTGTATGTCCACGCATTATAATGCCATGGACTTTTTCAGGTTCTATAACTTTACCGTGTTCTTGAATTTGTTTTAAAAATTCTTTAAAAAAATACTCTCCAGTTGCCAGTGGGCTACAAGAGTAATCTAAAAATGGAAATTCATTATAAGAATCTTCAGTAAAATATGGTTGTTGTGGACCACCTCGAACGATAATTATGTTTGGGTTTCTTTTCTTAACTCTTTCGGCAACATCCAAACATAATTTACCATTCCATATATACGAACCTAGAAGTAATATTTTTGGATCTGATTCAATTATATGATCAACTACATCGTCTGCGTTATGATATAATCTCCAATTAATAATTGGTTCTAACCATTCATACTCAGGAAACACAGCACTAAAATTCATCCATCCAGTGTCTGCAACTAGTGTTCTAGTTCCAATTGGTGGATTAAGCCAGTATATTCGCATCACGGATCCAATAATGTTGTTGGCGCATAAAACCCAAAGGTTTTAATATTTGTCTTTTATATGTCAAGGTTGGAATTCTTTCTTGATTTATACTCAAGTGCAACCATTCTAGATAAGATCCAGAAGGACATATAATTTTTCGATCTCCAAACATAAGTATAATATCTTTCCAAATTTGTTTAGTGATAGCTGTGGTTTTATTTCTACCTAGTCTGTATACATATCCAAAGTATTTTACTGTGCCAAGAATAACTTCATCTTCATAAGGATAAACAATAGCCATGCCAATTTCAATTCTATTCGGATCTTTACAATTTACATTCTGAGGTTCGTTTTTACAACGAAATGCATTTTCAGCGATAGTGGGATAGTCTTTTGCGTCTGCGTGCCATATTAAAATATATCCTTGTTCAGGACATATCCTAGCAACATGGGGATGTTGATTCGGAATATTATCTAGAAAAATATCAACATTAAACGGTATTACATTCGGATTTAACTGATTGCATTTTGCGCTGTACTCGTACATCATCGATGTATCGGTGCGTAAGTTTGTAGACACACTCATCCAGTTCTTCCCTAAATTTATAATCATGCTGCATAAAACAGCTAAAACTGCATCTGTCGAGATACTCGCACGAGACACAATCGTATTTCTCTAAGAATTTATTCTCAATCTCAGAGTTGTCCATCTTTTGAATATTGGAAGAATAAAATTTAATGACTTTGTCATCTTGTACTAGGTTACCACACTGGCACATCGTTCCATCTGCAAGAACTAATTTACTAGATCTACAAGATGCATAGTTTGAATCGTTTTCAATCCAATCTGCTATGGGATGAACTTTAGGATACTTATCTATTAGGTGTTGAAATACATCTCTTAATTGAGCATCAGTTGGTGCTTGGATATCAGCAGACTCATCTGGCATGTAATAATCAAAGTAAATGTAATAACCATCATTATATAACTTTTTAAAATAATTATCTTTATCTTGTAAAATGTAATTTATGTTTGGAGAGTTAAGAAGCATAGAGATGCAAGTAATTCGTTTACCAAAATACTCCATGTTCTTTTTAAATGACATGAAATCATTTACATTAAACCTACCTCTTGGGTCATATGATGTGACTAGGTTAATATCTAGATTGATTTGTGAAGAATACGATATTAACTCTTCAATTAAATCAACTCTGTTTGTGACAAGATTAGTGACCCAATTAACCTTAACTTTTTTATTATATTTTTCACCAAGATGTTTAATACCCAGAGATAAAGATTTATATTGATTTAATAAATCTTCATTAAATATTTCAGGTGCGAAAACTTCACCACCCATTGCATTAAATACAACTGAGTGGCTAGTTTCTGTTTGTAGGAATTTTTCTATTGGATCAAGTTTATCGGTAATGGTATCTAAACCAACTCGATTTTCATGGTCTTGCCAGCAGAAAGAACAACGGAGATTACAATACTCAAATAGATGTAAAGTATATTCTTGCTCTGGATCTCGTTTTCTTTCAAGTATCAATTCTCTCATAATATACTTTAATTTTACACTGTATGAATAATAAATTTTTCTAGATAATCAACATCACCTTCATGATATTTTTTCAACACATGCAGAAATAAAGGGAAGTTTATATTTTCAAAATCGAAACGAGGAATCAAACATGTGTCAAATGGAGACGCAGAAATAGTATCAATAATATCATCAAATTCTTCTTGCGTCATTTCATCACGACATGCAATTTCTAACCAGCGGAATCCTTCAAATACTGTAGTGTTAGTTTGCATACCTTCGAACTGACTAAAAATTTTAAGAATAGTATCTTTTAATCCATCTATTTTTTCTTGTGGTAAACCAGAAAGATTACAAATACCATAAACACCACTGGACACTGTGGTTGTTTCTTTCCAAATTTGTGTATCTGCGTAATATTTTAATGCTTCAATATTCTTTAACGGATTGCCAGTTATATCAACAGTTCCAGAAAATCCTAATGCTTCTTGAAAGCGATGATTATTAATATTTAATAAAACCATCTGACGATTATCAGTGAATTGTTCTTGGAAAAATCTTCTTAAGAAACGATGTGCAGTAGTTAATAATGGCTCAACATAGTCTCTGTTGCCAGCCAAATAATTTGCCAATAAAAATTCATAAGAGATACTAACTCCCATTAATGCAGGAGAAATCTGCCCTTGAATTTTATTGTCCCAAGCATACTGCCAATCTGTAGTTGTAAACTCTTCAAAAATAGAATCAATAGTAACTGCGTTTTGAGAAGAGAGTTGTGTATTTGAAACACATCGTTCACGATAGATTGTTAAATTGGCGATATCTTTAAAGGTGTCAAAATCTAAAGTAGGCATCATTATGTTCATCCAGGTCGCAATAAATTTTAAATAGTTCTCTTTATCACAATAGATTATAATCTTTTTACTGTTTTGATTTCCGTGACCTTTTAATTGTAAGATTAAATCCTCGAAAACAATCTCATCGTTTAATTCTTCTAATGTTTTTGCGTATGCAAGTAATCGACCATAAGTATATTTTTCAAATTCAGTAGACATTTGAATGCCAAACTGATTAGAAATGACCACACGATCTATATCAACATTAATTTTATGATCAAACTCAAGATAAACTTTGTTAAACAGATGTAGCATTTTGCATTCCTTGAATAGTTTCTTGCTTGGCTTTAATATAATCTTGAGAATTTAATCCATTGCCAATTGCAAATGTGAGTAAAAACATTGGGTTATTTTTATTAGCCCAGAACGAGTATAAATTCTTACCTTTAAACATATACTCATTAAAATACTTTGTGTAAAATTTAAGACTAGATTTATCTACTTTACTATAAAGTGTATAAAAGTCTTCGTGTTTTAATAGACTAATAAAATTAACACCTGTAATATCATCGGTGTCATTCTTTGGAAAAGACTCTGCAAAGTTTTTAGTTTCTTCGCTGTTAATGATATACATATTGTATAATGTTAAGCTATCAAGTTTATTAATCCATGTATTAATTAGATCTTTGTTTTCTTCAATAAACTCTTTATGTAAAGAAATATCAGAAAGACCTTTAGCTTCTCTTAGCACAGACATAACAAAATATTCTAATGATTGTATATTCACTAACATAGGACTATTCATATAATCTTTCAGCAGTGCATAAGAATCTTCTAAAGGAGATCCTGTTAAATCAATATCTACAGGTAAATCTAAATTGCTTAGATATGTTATTAATTTACTACCCTTTAGTTTACTATCAGCATAGTTAATATCATAGAATGATGTTTTGTCGGTAAAATATTTTTTAAGATCTTCAATAGCAATTGGTGCTGCCGTTTTAATAATGTTCATTATCTTCTTCCTCTAGATCCATGACACGATGAATGGCAAGAAGCGTGGCAAACATTTACCTGAATAGAAAGATCAGTTGTTTTCTTTAAGTCCCATTCTGCCTTTATTCTATTAAGAAGATTTTCAAGTTCTGATGCAGTAATTGTATTGTCAGTAGTAACAGGAGATGCAGTTACTGCACCTAATGCTTGAAGATAAGTAGTGTTCATATATGCTTTTTTAGTTTCGTCAAAAACTGTTCCTGCAGTTCCACGAGATCCAGTATTACCTCCGCTACCATCTACAAATAAAATTGCTCTAAGATTTCTAATATTTGTATAATTATAGGTTTCCGCTAAAACAACATCGTAAATATCAGATGCATCAATAAGATTACCTGCAGTTCCTACATTAGTTCCAGTTATTCCGATTGTTCTTCCTGCAAGAGTTCCAGCTAATTTAGCTGCATCAAATTCAGCAAATGGCAAAGTATCAGCTGCCCAAACAATAGTTGAGTTTGCTACATCAACTACAAACTCTTTATAGTAGTCAACTAGGTTTTGTGGGGTGATAGTTGCATTAGTATCGATAGGCATTACATTTCCTTAATTGTCCAAACTTTACGATTCCCTTTTAGGTATCCCATTAAACTTTTCGGTGCTCCGCAGACATCTCCTTGCCACGCTAACTGGTGGCAGTCTCCTCCGCAGACATCAAAAACCTCACAAGAATAGCAGTTAGGGTTTCTGGATCTTTCGCACGATATATTATTTAGTCGTACTGGGTTTGTGAGTAAATCTTCTAATGAGTCGGTTATGTGTCCAAAATTCTGTTCTGGAGCGGAATTGGGGCATCCAGCGATAGTTCCATCAGCGTTTATCGTGAATAACTTCTCTTCACAATCTCTACAAAAGGTTCCACCACGAGTAAAGTTAGTTTCAAACTTAGAGTAAATGTCTTCCATAAACTCGTTTTCAAACCAATCTCTGGCATTGTTTTCTTGTATCTGATGATGCATTTTTAAGAACCATGCATCTTGATCTAGATTGGACGGGAAGATATCAGGATATAGGTTTGCATTACCATTGTGAGTCAATCGTTCTAAACTCATTTCCTGAACACCGAGATCTTTAACCCATTCTAATAGTTCTATGGGTTCAATGTTTATCGTTGCTGATGTCACAGAAATAAACAGCTTAACCTTTGTTCCGTTTTTAACTAAGGTCTCAACATTCTTTCTCCATAGGTCATATTGTTTTGGGCTAGAAAACCTAATATTAGGATCCCAGCTAGTACCAATTCTATTACTCAGTTGATTTTCTATAAAGGAGAAATGTTCTGGGTACATCTTAAAAGTAAGATTAGAAGTAGCACCCCAAGTCGCCATGGGAACATAACTTTTACATTCTTCATATACTCTAATCATTTCATCTACAGGAACCAAGAATGGTTCACCACCATGAAACTCACAATGAAGAGTATCGTTATCTTTAACTTTTTTGCTGAATCGCTGAACCCAATCGATAACTAATTCTGGTTTCCAGAAAATCTTAGCACCATTTGATCCATTTGTAAAACAATGCTTGCAATTAAGATTACAAGTTTCAGTTGTTTTAAGGTAGAACATCCAATTCATAATATGCCTTTTCACACATAAACTTTTCAAGACCAAATGACAACATTAAAGACGAATGACCATTTAATGCACGATGTGGAGTATTAGCAGGAATAAAAAGACTCTGACCAACCTTCAGCTCATTATACTTATTATATACCTCTATTGTTTTTATACCTTCAGTGACATAAAGAAATACATCGTCTGGGTCTGTATGCATATCAAAAGAAACAGAATTTGGATATGCTTTAAAAGCATGGCAAGTTACTGGACCATTATGGTTTTTAGTTTCTTTTAGATAATTACAATAGTTGTAAATATCAGAGTTATACTTTTCCATGTTCTGAATTTTTATCGTACAGCCTTCATAAAATAAAAATTGGGAGACCGATTCTATTTGAACCTGTCTCCCATGGGAGTCAATAACACTTACTACTTTTTCTTCTAGAGCATAATTAGATAAAGAAAACTTTTCAAACTCATCATATGATAACATTTACAATATTACGCACTCAACAAGTTTAACAGAATGTTCTTCGTTAGTTTCTAAAGAGATGGCAAAACTATTATTTGTATCACCGTAGATACCTTTACCATCTTGATTGCAAATTAATGGTTGTCCTTTACGGATTGGTCCAATAACTTTAACTGGAACACGACCACGAAGTGCAATTGCTTGACCATCTAATTCATCGTTCATGATAAATGCTGGGTTTGTGGAAACAACACCAAGCACTCTTTGACCAGTAGTATAGGAGGCAGTACCTTCAGCATCACCTGCAGAAGCAACAACAATAACTGTTCCTGGTTCGTATTCTTGATCAGTTGTATATTTTTCTGCTAAGTCAGCGTATCGAGCAGAAGTACTAGTGCCGTAAATAACAGCGAATCTATTTGCAGATTGTCCGATATCACCAGAACCATTAGTTCCAGTCTTAATAATGTAATTTACGGATGGATTTGGTGAACCAGTAATCGTTGGATTGCCAGAAACTCCATCACCATTAGTTACAGTAATATTAGTTCCAGCTGCAATACTTCTTGTTAGTGCAGTTCCTGCAGAATCTTTAACAAAGAAACCATGAGTAGTTACAGCTGCTAATGCTGTTAAGTTATTAGAGAATGGTTGAATATCAGAACCGATAACTAAACCTAAGTTAGTTCTTGCTTGGTTCACAGATGTCGCTGCAGTACCACCAGAAGCAATTGCCAAGGCACTAGTTAGAGTTACTGATCCACCAGTAATAGTAACATTATTTGCAGCTTGCGTAGCCATAGTTCCTAAACCGAGCGCAGTTCTAGCTGCAGTATCAGTTGTAGCACCAGTACCACCATTGTTAATCGCAACAACACCATCCACATTGGTTGCATTACCTGTCACAGTTCCAGTTACATTACCAGTAACATTACCAGTAACAGCACCAACTAGATTGGCAGTAATAATATTTGCAGAAAAATTACCAGAAGTATCTCTTGAAACTACGGTTGCAGTAGAAGATACATGAGAATTAGATGCATTTAAATTATCCAATAAATCTGCATTTATCCCAGATCCTGGACCATCAACAGTTAATAGTTTGGTTAAGACATCAGATGCAGTATATGTAGTTGTTGCTAGTTTTGTTCCAACCTCAGTGTTTAGGTTATCAAAGTTAGCGTCTGCCTCTGCAATCGTTAGCGGACTGCCTTTTACACTGCGAAGTACGATTGTTGCCATTATTGTTTACCCTTAATAAGCATTGCGAGCATCTCTTTTATCTCTGTTACATCTGACTCAATCTTTTCAATTTTATCAGCGTTTTGTTTAATTTGTTGATTCAATTCTTTAGCTGCATTTCTTTTTTGCAAATAGTTTTCACGATCTGTTCTATTTGTATTTATCACTGCACCACTGGATAGATCTCTTATAAGACCATCCTTGTTTTGTATTTTAACGAAACCTTCCATTATACGCAGGCAAGCACACGAAGATCTTTAATTCTTGGCACTTGAGAACTATTAGAAGATTTCATAACAATCTTAATTTGCACAGCATCAAACGCAACCAAATCATCCAGTGAATAAGACGCATCATAGAATTGATCTTCTTGATTAGATGAAGTATGAATAGGAGAATCTATTGTCATTTGTGAATATGAAGCATTTCCCAATGGTACATTAGAACCAACAATATTAGTTTTGTACCAAACTTCAATAGAAGCATCGGCTGGAAGATTAGCTGCAAATTTAACTCTTAGATAATTAGAGTGCGCTGCTAGATTAACTCTCTTAGTCACATATTTACTATATGTAGAACTTTCTGAAGGAGCATTTTCAGCTGCAAATCTTTCTCTTTGAGTTATTGTTACATTACCAGTAACTGCTGTTGGAGCAGAGTCGAATGTAATAGAAGTGCCATCTGCAGCAACAGCTGTAATTAACTTAGTGCTTGTTCCAGAACTTGCGCCAGCGATAGTTAGATACTTACCAACAGTGGCAGTTTTAAATGCGTCTTGTGCAGGCGCAATATACGCTGTATATGTTAAACCAGTTGGAGTACCAGCAGTAGTAACAATAGCAACATCAGCAGTAGTTTTTAAAGTAAACCCAGTCACAGAAGAACCGCTACCAGTAATGGCAGAAACTTGATATTGTGTACCAGTTGCATAACCAGTAATAGTGCCAGTACCACCTAGTGTACCAGTGATCGTAATTCTACTTCCAACCACCAATGTAGTTGCAGTACAAGTAAACTGACCAGCAGTACCAGAAATATCAACACCAGATAAAGTCGCTGGCGAAGCAACTGCACTAGCTGCAGTTACAATAGTACTACCACTAATGCTTATTGTAGGACTGTTACTTATTAATACATGGTAATCTAAAGAAGCCACATTGAGATTAGTCTCTGATGGATTATTAACTTTATTTCCAATAGCAATCAAACTTGTTCTATGAGTATCAATGATTGGTGATAATGCATCATTTGAACTGCTCATGACAATGTTAAATTTAACTGATTTATCACCACTTAATCCAAATACAGCATCAGCTTCATTTTGCTCAGAAGCAATCATCTTCGGTATACCGAAATAGTTAGTCTCATTTGCTAACACACCACTATAAACAGTATCTTGAACATAAGCTACTTGTGAAGTTGAATCAACGGATTTACCAGTAACACCTTGAATTCCAAAACTAATTGGAGTTTCAGAGAAAGATTGTAGTTGAACTAATGGTTGAACTGCATCATACTGAATGTGTCTTGTTGCCTTAACTACAGAACCACCACTATATCCAGATGCCGTTGCATTTGAACCAAGTGTAATACAATAGCTGTCTAAATCAACATCACTAATTGTATGAGTTGTATTAAATCCTGCAAAAGCAATACCATTGACATCGGCAGAAACACCACTAATAGTTACATAAGAACCAGATGGAATACCATGATTGTCTTGCCAGACACGAACTTTAGCAACTCCTGCTCGAGTTTCGAATGGATTAACACCTAATGTAACTTTTGATAAAGCATCATTTGTATACTCAATATTAGAATTAACACCAGTTTCGAACTGACAACGATAAATTGTAAACTTCAAATCTTGAGTTTGATCTGCTGTCCAAGTAGAAGCATTTTGAGATTTAAACAGTGAACCAAGGTATGGTTGCTCAGAAATAGTACGAGCAGTTCCAGGCATTTGATCACCGACTTGAGAAATCCAAACTTTATAATTGTTTGAATCTGACGCTAACACGATAGCGTACTCAGTATTTTCCTGAACATAAACTGGGCTAGGGAATGTGAATGTAGTTGGTGTATTATAAGAAGGTATTTCTACTCCATCTAATAATACTGTTGTCTCGGAAAGGTTTATAGATTCTGGTTTTAATGTAACACGAGAGAACGGTAAAACTCGTTTTCCTGGATATCCATTAACTACCTCACGAATTTCTAATGTAGCTGGGATTGCAGTATCTTTAGATGCAAAGAATACATCAACTTTAGATAAGAAGCAACCACCCTTTTGTTCGATTAAGAATGTTTGCGCAAGAGGATCCCACCAACCAGTATCAGCAACAACTCGGTCAGAAGTTTGAGTAATAACTTGGTTATCCTCAAGTGGTTCTTGCGCTAGTTCTGCATTACGAACAGCATGTACTGTTCTTTGTTTAGTTTCAAGAATACCCTCAGCACGATAATTTGCTCTTGCACGAGAAGTAAACGCTCCAGTTGCAGTGGTTACATCTACCAGTTTTAATTCACGACTACCACAACGGAATCTTAATTGTTCATTATTTGGAATATTGAATAGTAAATTTAACTCGCCATTGAAATTAGAGATTAAAGTGCTACCAAGTGCCTTAGTTGTAATTGTTCCAACTGTTCCAGATGCAGCAGTAGGATAACCTAATGGGTTTGATGCAGTAATTGTTTCGCTAGCAGAGAATGTACCCTGAATATTAACTACGAATAATGCATATGTGCCAGCGTCTGGGTTGTATTCTTTACCAACAACAACAGCAGTTGCAGCAGAAGTTCCACCAGTAATAATATCACCACGATTTAAACAAACCTGTGAGTCGCCATCAACTCTTCGTGCAGCTGCAGTAGCATTGGAACCAACATTAGTATCAGTATCAAATTTATTATGTGTTATTAATTTTGCTGCAGCAGTTGCTCCAGTAGGAGTATATGCAATCTTAGAAGCTGGTGTGCAATAAGCAGAAATATCAATACCATCAAAGAATGGATAGAAACGAGTGCTTGGTTTTAATTTTTGAATTTGAACAAGAATGTTTCTTGAACGAATATAAGGAATAGCTGCAGTTGATAGAACACGATCGCCAACAACTTGTCTGTCAATTTTCTCAACTAGAGTAGTTTTGATACCTGTTCTGTTTTGTCCAACTTGAGTTGCTGTTGTTTCTACAGTAACTTGACGAGCATTATCATGCGCTCCAACACCACCAAAACGAGCATTTATTTCAGCAACAGAAATTCTAACTTGTCCTTGTCCAGATGCCCAGTTAGTACCTGCTGTATATCTTACTCGCCCAGTGCTAATAGGTGCACCAGTCCATTGTGTTTGCCATGCATTCCAAACTGTCCCAAGAACACCTGCTCTTTCGGCGATATTTTTAATTGAATTAAAATTACCTTCAATATCAACAACTAAATCTGGACGACGATCTGTTTCAAACCAATCGTCAGAAGATGGATTAATTTTAACATCACCAAGGAATGTGAATACAGCGAATGGATTAATGTTTTCTAAACGAGAAGCATACGCTTGTGTAATAATTGGTAGATGATTAACAACAGGTAATGTAATAACATCACCATACAACTTATAATTCGCATCATTACGATCGCTATCAGAAGAAACGGCTTCAATTAAATTGACATTTTGCATTGTGTAGAATGGACGCAGTTCTGCTCGTTCCATATCAATTGAATTTAAATAATCAGGCGATGTTGTGTCACCTGTATTATGTCCAGAAAAATTATCTACAATAAAGCCATTTTTAAATCTGTCTAAACCATTACTGTCTATAACATTTAAAGATTCTGTCTGTTGTTCTAGCAATGATAGTGATGTGTAGTATTCTAGGTTATCAATTCGTTTTTCTAGTTTACCGATATCACGCATAGTGTATCGTTTATTATCAATTCTATTCACTTGCACATTATTGTTTAATGTACCAAAAGTGTATGGCTCTAATGTTAGATTATAGAGAACAAGACCAAGAGTTGGGTCTAATGGCTCTCCTGGATTTAAAGATGACACACCATTAATAGCAAAGAAATTACCACCAAAGTCTACAGCGATTTTAGTTTTTCTTGCTAGGTAGTATTCAAAATCAGTTGTAATGTCAATACCACGCTTTGGTAGTAATGTCACAGAAGGGTTTGTGCCAGTATATCCTGTTCCTTCGTCGTCAATCTTTGGTCTAAAGTCAACAACATCTCGTAAAGCAGTACCTTGGAAATAAGGTAGAGCACCATACTGAATAGATGCAGGATATGAATCTTTAGTAAAATAGTCACCAGTTCCGTGAGTGAAATAATCAAATGTCACTTCAACAGGTGCTTCTGGTGGAGCAAATGAATTTTTAAGAATTAATCTTGATTGATCATAGTGAGTAGATCGTTGTCCATCATCCCAGATAAAACGATCTGAAATATCGATAGAGTAAGTAGCACCTGGAGATGCAAATGTACCAGATTTCATCTTAACAGAAATCAAACGATATCCGTCACCCTTACCGAGTTTTAATTCAGTGACTTGTGCAGTCGCTGCAGTGGTAAATGTTTTAGTGGCACTCGCAACTAATGTTTTTGTTTTTTGAGTTAGTGAAGCACCACTCTTATTAATTGCTGCAATAACAAAAACATTTTTACCATTATATGAGGTATCAACAGGAATTGCTGCATTTGCAGTACCAGAAGTAAATGTACCAGTAATTGGAATAATTGCGCCACCTGTGGTAGCATCGGTATCAATAACAGTATAATTGTCGTTATCTGCAGCAGAAGCAAATGTTCCTGAAGCAGTAGAAATAGAGATAGAACCAGCAGACACGCTACTCGTAAATGTTTCATATACAGTGTAAACTGTATCGCTTATGTCTTTAATTGCGTAGTACGGAAATTGGAATAATAAAGAAGTGTGCTCTGGCTCATATAATTGAGTTTCAACTCTATCGATAGTAACACCAGTTACTGAAATTGAAGCATCTACTGTTAAAGAAATTTGAGATGCAATTGCAGTAACTCTTCGTAGAGCAGTTCCTAAGAAAACATAGTCACCAACTTTAAGATCAGTCTGGAAAGAAGTTCCAGCACCAGTAATTGTAGTCGATGCCGATGCTGTAGCAGAACCGATTAAACGAACTAATGTTCCAGGACCACCACCAACTGTAAGGATAGTTCTAGCAGTACTTTCAATATCAGCAGTAAAGTTTAAGTTAGCGTCTGCACTAGATCCAACATGATAAACTGATTTAACATCCCTATTAAAGTCATAGCCAGATGCCATCTGGACATCAAACAAACCTAATTTATAGACAGCAGTTTGTGCACCAATAGTTCCATTATGATATTCCATAAAACGAACACGAGCAGTTCCAACTGCAGTTCCACTAGTTGGAATTACTCCAACTGAAGATGTCACTCTATTGTACAGAGTGACTTGTTTTAATGTATTGATTCCTGGAACACCATTAACATTAGTGACTAAAAGATAGTTACCAACTGTGGTAGGAATAACTGCATTATCAACTGCGACAAAATCTCTGGCTTTTTGAACTGTTACATATTCAGTGGCAGGTTTTTCAATTTCATAACCTTGCACATACGCTTTTCCTGGCTCTAAACCAATTGCCAATTGTGCTTCATTACCTTGTTGTGTTTCAAGATTTTCTGAAGTACCTGGAGTATAAACACCACGATTGTAGTATGGAGTTTCGTTATATTCCCATTGAATACCTGAAGTACCAACACCTGCAACAGATCCGTCATAAACAAGACCAGCAGTATGAGTTGGTGGAGTGCTACTAGAAGAAGTACCGTTATTTTTTGCAACATATATGTAACCATCATTGGTTACCACATCGCCATTTAAGTAAACACGACCTGTTGTCCATGCACCACGATTATTGTTTCTATACTCACGAACATCGATCTCAAAATTCTTAACTGTGTAGTTACCTGACTCATCGTATGTTCTATGAGCAAATTCTTTTTCAAGATATGAATATTCTGATTTATCAACTACCTTTTGAGTTTGTCCAGCATTAGTGCGAAGCAGTTCGATAAAATCTGTATCGCTTGTACTATCTGCTGCAAGTTTAGTTAATACGGCATCGATGTAGTAACGATGCGCACCTGGAGCAGCATAGTTAAATGAGTTTTGTGCATTATCAAAAAGAGTTCCGTCTTCTTCTGCAGTAACGATATCCTCAGAAGTAACTAAACCAATTCTATAAGATGGAGTATTTGTAAATTTGTCAAGGATAATTGTTTGTTCTGGGACTAGAACAAAATGTCCTTTAATGTAGTAAACACCTTGTTGAATAGTAGCTAAAGAACCAGTTCCAGTAGCAGAAGATGTTGCAGCTTGAACTGTAAATTGTCCTGCAGTAATTTCAGTACCAGCAGAGTTTGTGCCAGCAAGGTTTGTTAAAATGTCTGAATTTGAGAATGTTTTAGTGGTGTTATTATCACCAGAATTTAAATAACGAACGAATAATGCTGCAGAATCTGCTCCTGCAGAAGCAGTGTAATAAAGCACCTGTGCCTGAACACCAGCTGCATTTTCAATGATTAAACCATTAAATTTAGCCACAATAGTATCGGCAAGAACAGCACTATATGTTGCTTCTAATTTAACATACGCAATTTTAGTATCAATACCGATTGCACCTGGAATAACCATGGAGCCTTCTTTGAATACATGGTCACCAAAACGAGAAATCTGATTTTGCAGAATGGTCTGCATTTGAGTTAACTCTCGTGCTTGGACAGCATATCCTGGGCGATAAAGAATTTTCAAGAATCGTTTTGATTCGTTGAAATCGTCGTAATACGGTTCGGTGTTAAGATCAATAGCCATTCGTGATTTTCTCTTTAGTTGGTTCTAATCTATTTATGTTAGAATCTGATAACTGTTCTTAAAGTAACTGTTTCATCCGCTGAAGGTGTAAACCCAGCCTTGTTATCAATAAACATTAACTGACCAGAATATTTATCTATTGTTGGAGCACCCACTGATGTTACGCTAAATGTAGATCCAGCAGCGTTTGAAAAAGTATCATTGACTAACGGTATATCGCTATCTAATGATTGTAATAGTGCACTAGTTGCAGAAGAAGCCACTATACGATATCTTCTATCAAAAGGATCCCCACCAACAGTTCTTGTAACTGTTACATCAGTATCTCTTGGAAACTGAGTAGTATTAACTGTTGCTTGAACAATAAAACATCCTGAACCGATAGTTCCTTGGAATCTTTGGTCAGAGTTATATTGGTTTGGGTTTTTAATAATACCCAACTGACGATAGTCGTTATTTACAGAAACTCCCTGATTTAAGTCAGTTGATACATTGCTATAAAACATTAAAGTTTCAGCAAATAATTCATTTGGAGCATTTTTACCGTGTCCACCAAAAGGAGGCATAATTGCTCTAAGGTTAGCACCATATCCGTTACCTGTCACAACAATATTGGCAAAGGAATAATTTTGTCCTGGATTTGTGATATTAATTTTAGTAATTTTTCCAGATGCCGAGTCAAGTGTAGCAGTAGCTGTAGCACCTGTTCCGTCACCTTGTATTTCAATATCTGCCACACCATAACCATATCCACCAGAAATAATTTTAATGGCATTGATAGTTCCAGGTGAAGTTAAAATTTCATTATTTGCTTGAAGAGATTGAATTGTTCCAATGTTAAGATCTGCCTTTAGTGCAGCATTAGTTCCGTCACCAGTAACTGCAATAGTTGAGGAAGAATATCCAATACCTGGATTCTCAACAATAACTGCAACTATTTGACCACCTTCGATTACTGGTAGTAATTTTGCTTCAGATTTCGCTGTTAGAAATGATAATTCTGCTGCAGCAGTACCTGCTCTACCTGCATCAGTAATAGCAATAGCAGGGGCAGCAGAATAACCAGATCCAAATTTACGAGCAACTTCACCCGATGCTGGAACACCTGCATATGTTAATGCAGCTGGTACACCAAGATATAATAAATCAGCAGTTCCATTAGTTACAGTTCCAGTAGTATGTGACGGAACAGTAGAAGCATGCGTTGTACCTGCAGTTGTAACTTTATACAATCTACCAGAAACATGGACAGTGCTATTTAAAGCCAACGCAGTTGATGCTGCAAAAGCTGGAGAGTTTGTCGCTGTTCCAGTAGTATGTGATGGTGCGACTGAGCCAAAAAAGCCAGCAGTAGATACAGTGTATAATTTACCAGACTGAAAATATTGTTCGCCAATTAATACTGCTGATAACGCACTCCACGCAGTACCAAAGGTTACTGTTGGATCAGTAGTATAGTTATCACCATTATTTGATACAACACAATATAATATTGAACCATTACTCATTTTTGCAGTAGCAACAGCACCTGATCCTCCACCACCAGAGAATGATATTGCTGGAGCAGAGGTATATCCAGATCCAGCATTAATAATATTAACTTCTTTAACACCACCAAGTAATGTTATACCACTAATAGATTTAAAAGAAGCTGTACCAGATCCAGATCCAGCACCAGTAGCAGTGAAAGTTGCACCCACCGCTGGCTGACCAGTTATTGTAGTTGAGGATACTGTTTGTGACGCACTAACTGTATAGGTTCCAACTCCGCCAGTACCAGTACCAAGAACAGTAATATTAGTTCCTGCAGTGATGCCAGTTCCAGTAATACGAGTACCAACAGCTAATGTTCCAGAAGCTACTGCAGAAACAGTTAAAGTAGTTCCAGAAATTGCTCCAGTTACCACCGCACTTGCAGTGCCACCAATTGCGACAAAGTTAGTAGTTCCAAGAGAAACAATTGTATATTTTACACCAGTGGTAAATGAACCAGCATTAACTTCGGTGCTAGATGTATTAACAGTTCCTTTAACTCTAGTTCCAAGATATTTTACAGCAGCTGTATTATTCTGAACTGTACCTAATCTGTGTGTAGGTTCAGATGATGACATAGTTCCAGGAGTTACTACCTCATAGAAATCAAAAGCACTATTGTATAGTTTTTGTCCCAAAAATACTGCAGCATCTGCAATAAACGCAGTGGCATTTAAAGTAGGATCACCGAATGTTACTGTTGGATTATCATAGCCATTACCACCAGAAGCAACTGCAATGCTAGTTAAAAATGTTGGATCTTCTTCTCTATATCCGTCACCAGTAACAGTTATGGTTGCTGATGTATATCCAGTTCCTTTATTATTAATAATAATGCTATCCATGGCACCATTGGAATAAAACTGATTTGAAAGAGCAGAAACCACAGGCATCTGATCTTCCGATAAAAATTTACTTCTTAAATTAATAGGAACATTATACATAAACTTCCAAACATAACCATCAGCTGCGGTTATTGGAGAAGTAGATGTACCCAATGGTTTATCAGTTGATCTAGCATTATTGTTATTATCTAAACATTTATAGACATTATAATCTTCTGTAAGAACATAATAATTACACTCTTCAAGTTTTTGTTCACCAGAAGGTGCAATGTTAAGAATTGCCTGTAGAATTGCACCTGTACCACCACCACCTGTAACAGTCACAGTTGGGGTAGAAGTATATCCAGTTCCTCTTGAAGTATCAGATACTCCTAGTGCTTCAATATTAATAATAGAGCCATCATAAACAATTGGATAAAATTTAGCACCTGTTCCTCCACCACCTGTAACTGTTACAGTTGGTAGTGAAGTATAACCAGTTCCGCCATTGACAATATTAATACCAAGAATCTCAGTAGAATATTCATCATCATACATATCGTAAACTGTATTAGTAGTCCAATTTACACGAGGGATAACAAATGATACATCAGATGGCGTAATGGCTTTCATGGTAATTATATCATTACGAACTGCTCGTTCGTATGCATAACTATCCACTGGATATGGTGGTGCAGCCTCATCGCTCCATTGCAATGTTTTACCAAGGAAATAGTAATAATTACTACTTCTGGTTGTTACATCCTTGTAAACACCCTCTGCAAGAGTTTTATGCAGGATTGTTTTAATTAGAGAAGATGATGTCGCCATTTAGCAGAACCTTAAACTTAAATTAACTTACTGTCACTACCCATGTCACAGCGATTGTGTCGCCAGATCCCTTTGTCACAACTGGGAATGTAGTACGGCAAAGCATAGTACCACCTGAAGAAGCATTAAAAACAGCTGCCTCAGTAATAGCACCATCACCAGTACCAGCTGGGAATGAAGCAGTATATGTGATTGTGTTTGTAGAAACTGTGTTACCTGATAGTGAAACACGACCAGTTTGAGTTCCCAATGTAGTATCACTGGCACCTGGAGTAGAAGAACCAGTACCAATACCCATGTGAGTCATTGCAGCTGGGCTGTTAGTTGTTGTTTTAATCATTGACGAAGCAATGAAGTTTTTACCTGCTGTTACAACTAAGTTAGGCACTTCAAAATCTTGTGTTGTTACACCTTGTGCATTAGTTTTAACGATGCGAACTTTACCTGTCGCTTTTAGGTTTTCATTTTGTTGAATCATAGGGATCTCCTGTTTAAATTAAGTGAAGGTTTCTTCTAAACCAACGCTGTACTCTTCTGAATAATAATCTTGGGCTTGGTATGAATTCATCCAAACCTTTCCTGCTTCGGTGAAAGTGCCGATATCTGTATCTTCTAGATATTTAGTCGTGGTATGCGCCAAAGATTCTGAAATAACTGGTGTATCTGCCAATACTTTATCAGTATCTATGTTAGTGATAGAATCAGACAAAGTTCCAACGCTAGTTTCCACTAATCCTTTATCAATAGACAATGTGGCAGTGCTATCGGTTATTCCACTATATTCAGTGCTTAATGCTTTACCGAATAATTGTACAAAACTATCTGTTGGTGTATCTATTGAATCATCTAGTGCTTTAGAAAAGACTTGTACAAAATAAGCATCTGTTGGTGTGCTGATAGAATCTGATAAAACTTTTGTGATATTTAATGTTATTGCACCAGTATCTACTATAGTAAAAGTATCTTCAATACCAATACCAAGAGATTTAACTAATGATTCTAGAGCAACACTTAAATTGATATTATTGGTAATATTATACTCACCAAACAGTGCCATACCAGCTGGATGAAGCATAGTCTTCACTGCTGACTTATATGAGTTTAGTCTCTCATCAATTCTTATAACATACGAGAATGCTTGATAATATTTACTGTCTTGAATAAAAATGGAATCGTCTAAAAATCCTGCATTAGAAGTGAAGTATCCAGGATACCTTACAAGAGCACCGAGATTAACTTCAATAATAGCTGGATCATCAGAAGCAACTTGAGCATTTCTAAAGTTTAATGAGAACTCACGAATAATAGAACCTGCATATGTACCATCAACGAAATCAGTAGTAACATAGTCTCCAAGGTTTACATAACCTTGTTCGTCAAATCCTACAGTTCTATCACCGATCGCTAAATTTTCTCCAGATCTACTGGACGATGCACTAGACAATAATAATTGAGCAGCATTAACAGTGTTTGATGCTAATAAACTTACAGCGAAATCTGCATTATATCCAATACCAAATTTAATAAATTCTGCATACTTAATACCATTGTTGTCATCGGTTGCAGTTACTTTTAATAAAGCACCAGTTCCAGTTCCAGATTTAACTTCAAACACCTGACCAACACGGAAGTTTTTTCCTGCCTGTGTAATCTTCGGTGTTTGAGTTGCAGGTAAAATAGTAGCTTGAAATGTATCTTTATATTTAATTTTATCTGTTGGTTTTAAAATACCAAAGAATTTTTTATCTAAAAAGAATTCATAGATGTTACCACCAAGAGCAACAATTCTATCTACTTCACCAACTAGCTCTTCTTTTCTATCAACAAGAACTCTAATTAGTCTTGTTGATGTCTGAATGTCTACTAGCTTACCAACAATATCTTGAGGTTGACCAAAATCAACTTTGGCAAAAACAGAAATTTCTTGATTCCATCTACCGTCAGAAGCACGAAGCATCTGAGTACCTGGATATGTTAATTCTACTTTTTTACCAAATAATAATCTAAACAAAAGTTTATATGAAGACTCAGAACCTTTTGCAAGATATTGATCTTTAATTTTAGTTAATATAAATCTTTCATCACCTTGAATGGTTGGAAGATTATGTGCTAGTTCTCTTTTAAACTCAACAATAAACTGTTCGAGGGTTTGATCAATATCTTTAACTGCTGTAAGATCTACTCCTTGATCTTGTAAATACTTATAGTATGCTTCTACAAAAGCAACAAATGTTGGGTAGTCTTCCCTGATGAACTCAGGGATCTGTCTAGATACAACAGATGATAATTTGGTTCTTGACATTATGATCTAATTGAGTTGAACTGATAATTGTAACCAGCACCGAGATCGCCATTTGCAGTATTATCTGCGATGGCAGTAACATCCAATAGGGTTGGATCGATTTGTACAATTTGGTTTAGAGCAGAAACAATGTCATATGATTCTGGTTTAACTTGCCATTCAAAAAATGCACCTTCTAAAGATACAATATTTAAAGCACGAACTAATATTAAACCTAGTTCGTAATTAATAGTTCCTTGAGTTCTATTCACAAACACTTTATCTAAGTTTGAATTTAAATAGTATAAACGAATGTTACCCACAGAATCATCATCAAGATAGTGAACTTGAGTGCTACCTGGAATATAGAATCCAGTTGAAGCAAAAACCTCACCTTGTTTACCACCATCTTGAGAGATAGGGTTAATTAAATTAAGCACATATTGAGCATTAACACCGTATTGTGGTGTATGCGGATGGCGAACCATTAAACGAGTAATATTGTTTACAATAGAAGCATCTGCTTGATCAATAATGCCTGTTAGTTTAGTATAACGAAGAACTCCATCAAACTTTTGTAGTTCATTTGTGTCATAAGCAAGGATAGCATTCTTAACAATAGTTTCAATCTGTGATGCAGTTTTGCCAGTTTCTTTAGGATTATAGTGGACGAATGATGTTACCTTAATATTAAAATATTCTGGATCAACAATTTCTGGAGTTATAGAAACAACACTTCTTGGAGTAAGAATCTCATTCGCTATTGTTTCTTTTTGTTGATTAGTTAATTTGGTGGCATCTTTTGGTTTAATACAAATGTATGTCTTACCATAAACTGGAGGATTATTATCTTCGCCACCCCAAACTGACACTGTTTGTGCAGCAGGGAATTTACTATAAATTAATGCTTTGTAGTCGTCAGGTGTAACAGCACGATTTTGTGCAGCGAATAATCTTGGTGCATTAAATTTAATTGAAGCAAGATCTTCTGAAGCAGAACCATTTATCGCAGGGCTAACAGTGGTAACTGAAAGATTACTACCCAATACAGATGATCCATTGTATGTAAAAATGTTTGCAGAATTCGGTTCTTCTAAACTAGAAACGAAATAATTGATTGTTACTACATTACCATTACTCAATGCAGTTCCAAGAACTCCATTACCAAAAGTTATCTCATAAAGACCATCATCAATTTCTTTTAAGAAATACACTTTTGTGGTTTCAGTGACTGCTGTTAAATCTTCTGCTCTTGTAAATGTTTCATATATGTCTGAAGTTGAAGATGATTGAACTTGAATAGACAAAGTAGAAATATCAATATTTGCATTTGGTATAATATAACGAACACCAGTTGCAACAGTATATTTAAATGATAGCGGAGTGCCTTCAACGAGTGTTAAATTAGAAAAGGTGTAACTGCCAGCAGTGCTTCTTGCAGTGGTCACATCTTCTAAATTATAGAAAACATAAGACACACCATCAATAGCAGTTAAGAATGGTTGTTGCGCATTTAATGTTGCAACAGCTGGGCTGGAAGTTGGAGCAGCGATGCTTGCATTAACAATGGCTCTTGCGCATACTGCAGATCTTGGAGTATAACCAAGCATCTTTGAAAGAGAAACTACAGACGCTCTCTTGCTGGCAGAGTCAAGGAACATTTCATTAACAGCAAGGTTAGTATAAACACCATTGTAGTGAGTGTTGTATGCCAGTAAATCTATAAGAACAGAAAGACCAGATCCCTCAAAGTCATAATCTGAAAATTCAGCTTGTGCCTTTAGGAATGTTTTAAGATTAGTTTTAATGGTATCAAAGTCTAACTCTGATACCTTCATTCTTTTACTGTTTGTTGTGATTGCCATTTATCGTGTTCTCTCTAACGCTAATTCGAGAGTTATTGGTCTCTCGGTGTTTACTATTGTAAATTCTAAAGTTACATAAACTTCATTTGCATCGGAATAATCGTCCACCCTAACATCAATAATATTAACTCGTGGTTCAAAGTTATTAATAACATCGATGACTGCTCGCTGAAGCATAACATTAAACATTGGTCCAGGTAGATCGAACAGCAACTGTCTAATTGGAGAACCAATTTCACTATGAAATGGTCTCTCAAAATTTCGGGTCAATAACAAATTCTTGACGGACTGCTTAATAGCATCGTCGTCATATCGGCGAGTTATATCCTTCGTCACTGGATGCTTAGTGAAGGTAAGGTCTAAATCCGAGAATATTCTTGTGTTTCGTGCCATATTGTTTATTTAGGTTATTCTATGAAAGAGTTATTAGAACCTTGTGCTATTGCATCACCACATTGGATACTATCTCCAATTCTAGCTGCTTTTTTACCTTCAATGTAAGTCTTACTCGCTCCACTACTGGGGATACGAATATCAGAATTGTGTGTAGTTATTCCACAAGAATGAGCTGCAAATTTACAATTAGGATCTACAACCCCAGCTAATTTTCCATTAAAATAGGTTTTAGCCACTGGTGTAGTTATCAGTGCAGTAGGTGCAAAACACCCATGCCCTGTGCTTTGATCATTCATTCTGGCTACAGCAGGCATTATCTTCCTATCCTAGTTTGGGCGATGGCATTTATTAAAGCAGTCTTACCTGTGTCCCAGTTAAAAGTAGAAACAACAGTATAAGTCTGCTGAACATCTGGACCAATATTATTTTGATCTTCAGCAGTTACGGTATAACTATAAGTTACAGTTTGTACAGTCGGTGCAGTAAAAGAACAAATTTCATATGAGTTTGTAATGTCATTAAAATTAGTAACAGTATTGTATGTTTTATCTTTAGTCAAATAGGTAATAATGCTACCACCATGAGGATCTGCGTCATACTGTCCAGAAATACTATTAGTACCAACAGTCATTAGAGTATTAGTTTTATCTGCAACTATTCCTGTTACTGCATAACTTGTTAATGGATCTGGATCAACATAAGAAAATGACTGAGTATAGCTAGTATAAACAGGCAACTGATCCACAGTCTTTAAAGCAGTAGTGGAAGGAGTCCAAGGCATTACGCTGCTTTCGGAGGAATAGTGTCTAACAATACGAATCCAGAAGGAATACCTTTTGAATCTCGTTTATAAACTTTATCATTTACCATAGTAAATGCTTGTTTTCTTCCACCCTTAGATTTAAAGGACACATGGATCCAGCATGATTCTGGGAAACGATACTCTAAAATTAACTGGTCGTATGGAAGTAACTTTTCAAGTTGTTGAATAAACTCGTATGTTTTAGTATACTTGTCTGGAAGCATAATACCGATATCTAATGCTTGTCCTTTACAATGGTCTGATGTTGGCGACTCATTGGCAACAACACCCTTTAGACGATAACCTGAGTTAATCTTCCACTGTTTCTTATATCCACCAATACCACCTGGAAGAACATTTACTGCTGGCTCAAGAAGATTCTGGCAGGTCAGGGCAAGATTACATACAATTTCCTGAGCAGTGTATAATCTTTCTGGTGCATCTTTACT